CATGTCCATTCTGTTAAGAAAGGAGGCTTATAATTATCATTCAAACGATTGAGCAGGAACGAATTGTCCATCCGTACCGCGTTCTGTCACTGTCGCGTTGATCGTGTTCATCTTCTGGTGCGCCATCGATTGAATCATCTGAGCGATAGCGCCTTGGATCGGGTTCGGAGGCTCGAAGTCTCCAAGATTACCAGACACGAGCTTGTCAATTAGAGCTGTAATCGCCACGGCGAGCTTCTCATCGATGTCTTGCAGCCCCTGGTCGAGGTGCATTCTGATCCAATGAGCGAGAAAACCGATCGCGGCCAGATTCAACAGGCCTAATCCGGCCAAAATTGCTGTTTCTAGTGCTACCATGTCCGTGCAACCGCCGTGTACCGACTGTGCACCGACCGTGCAACCTCCATAATCATGTCGAACAGGACATTCTCGGACGCTCCGCTCCAAATGCTTATCGTCCTTGTGAAAAACGGAGTCTTTCCAGTGCGCATGCTGATGCGCGAACCTGAAATGCAAGCATTTCCGCTTCTGTCGCTCCGGCAGCGGTTAACAAATGTTAAGTACCATCTCTTCTAGGCTCTACCATGCCGATTAGAAAAGCAGGGAGGTGGGTGGTGACAGTCTCACTCGATCATGAGGATCTGGCGGTGTACCAGGGCTTCACAAAGGGAATGAAGAGTGCGAAGGTATGCTCAGCCCTCATCTCATACAACGCCAACCAGAAGAAGAACCGAAATGACGCCGCGAGAGAAAAATTGCGAGACCGCGAGATGTATCGCTGCGAGAAGGATCTGAAGGTGGCTAACTATCGCCTCGAGTGCATCCAGAGGGGCGACTCTGATCCTGGCGACGGTGAAGCTGTATATCTCGAAGTCATGGCTGCAGCTGAGAGACGACGAGGAGGGCGGTTCTGATGTCTGAGATCGAGCGGCAGATGAGATTACTCTTGCACGCGATTCAAAACTCCATTGATGAAAACCCAATTGTCGAACACATCACCATGCCGGAAGTGCATGAATGGGTGACCGACATCCTAACAATGTCCGAGGATGATTGAATGATCGATGAAGCTGTAATCGAAGCGAACGAGCTCGGCATCGGTGATGCTGTGGCTTTCGGCAGACCCTGTTCAACGAAGGATGCCGCCGTCGGCATCATCGACAAGGTCAACAGAATGACCTATCAGATCCGGCTGACGGAAGATTGGAAACAGATGAAGAGAACTTACCCCAAAGGTGGAAAATTCAGAGTCTCGAAGGGGATGGTCTGGAGAGTGATTGAATGACTGAAATGACATGGAAAGATACTATCGATTGGCGCAGGGTTCTGAATTCGTTGACTAAGCAAGAATTGGTTGAGATCATCCTCGCGCACGAGATGGAGTTGATTGAGAATGATGATTAACTCCCAATTCTGGACTTGGGTCGATCATTGGCAGGGCTGGGACTGGATGCGCGAAGAACAGGAAGCCGAATTAGAGCTCGCCGAGTGGGCTGACGAGACATTATGGATGATATGCTTGAGGTGTGGATCTCCGGTCGAAGGCTGTATGTGCGAGAATATCAAGGATGATACCCCCATCCCCCCCTCGACCAAGGGGCACCAGCACCCCTCCCAGTGAGTCTCAATTCTCAGATTCGGCTTGTTCCTGCTGCTGCATCCAATTTGCGGTCGCGCCGCCGGTGAGTGCGAATATGATATTCTCGAACACATTGACCAGGCCACCCGTGACCGAGGACGCGCGTGAGGTGTATTCTTCTTCATACTCCGGTGAACTCCGGTAGGCTACCCACGAGTCTCTAAGTCCTGCCAAGGTGATTTCTAACCCGAGCAATTGAAGAATTCCTGTGTCCTTGCCCGTGACCATTTCGTAGAGGATGATGATGACAACACAGAAGGTCAAATCAGAAAGACCGGCGACCAGGGGCGTCAAGATTCCACTAAGGCCTTGCCCTACATTTTTGACCATGTAAGCGGCGATGATGCTGTCAAGCTGCTCGCTCTGTTTGTCTTGGAGGGAAATTCTGAATTCCGTGACGGAATCAGGTTTTTTCTTAGTCATCCGGCATCACCGGAAATGAGTCGGCGGCATCGTTTGCAGAATCGAAATTCTGAGGGAGGTCTCGCAATTCTTGTCTGAATTCACGCCAGGCTGTCGACAGGGTGACATCTTTCCCAGCTCGCCAGTCGCAATCAGCGAGAGCTTGATCTCGCTCTGATCGTACTTGCTTCCAGTCGACCTCGAAGGAGCCTTCATCGATGAGGACATCACCATCGTAGGTTTTCCAGCCTCGCTCCATTACCATTTCAACCCCACAATCGGTTTGGTCACCGCACTGAAGATTAAGTCGGTGATGTCTGTGACCGTTGCCATCGTCGTCACGAGATATTGTCGGACTGTCTGGACGTTGTCAGTCCCCAGGTCTCCTGGGCCTGGGCCTGGTGCTTCTGTGGCTGCCGTTGTGACTGTCGGATAGTTGGTCGTGGAATGAGTGTGGGCGTACCAGTACTGAACGCCTCTTTCAGTGGTCACGGTCGAGGAAATTGACGTTTGAGTCAAAACACCCGTCGATGTCGTGTCGAAGTCAGCATACCCTATGAGAGTCTGGGGGACGCCGTCGTTATCTGAGAAGATCCCTATTCGAGTTACGCCGTCAGCTGATGCACTCGTTACCTTGATGGCGATGCTTGCCAGGTCGCCCGAGTTGGGAGCGATCCAGGGCCAGAAGCATATATCTTGAATTCCTACCGTGCCCGTCGCTCTGTCTGTGGTTCCGTATGGTGCAGCTCGAGCTATGTCGTAAGGGTACGCGACATAGTAAGTGTCCTGGGGCATGAGCTCTGCGTTGAACTCGTTACCGCCTGCAGTCAGCAAACCGTCCCATTCCGACACCGTGCACAAACGCGCCAGATTCACGATAATTAAATCCAACATTTCTTGCTCGTTCATGTCCTGAATCGTGATGGGATTCCCGGTACTCTGGATCTGTGCGAATGTCACAGTGTCCAGGTCGAGGTTCTGGAGTAGTGGGAAGACCCTCTTGGAGGGCTTTCTATCCTCTGATCTCATCCTAACAACCCGTTCCATTCTGATTTGGTGCACAATCTCGCCGTGTTGACGATAATGAGCCGAATACATTCTTCTCGATTCAGCTCTTCAATGGAGATTGGATCTCCGACACCCTGCACATCGGAGAATTGGATCTGTCCTTCCTGGTCTCCTGCTTCGAGAGTTTTGGTTTTCAGCAGCTTATACACGCGAGGACTGATCGGGCCTGTCAATGAATGCACCATTTTCATCTTAACCCCATAGTTAGCAGGACGAATCCCCAGAAGTTGTCAGGTATGCCGACGCCTGGCATGCTGGGCCGTGCGCCAGGCACACCAGGAGCGCCGACGGGGATAACTGGAGGAGTGTAGTCGATGCCAGGGAAGTCAGATGGTCGACTACCAGGGGGAAGCGCTGCTTGACCGCCCTGCCCAGGGAACTGAAGGTTCGGAACTTGCACCATTTGGCCGCGTCCTCAGCATATCTTCTTTGAGCGAGTCTTGACTATGCGCTCGATTGCATCAAGATCCTTTGTGGAAATATAGCCCCTCATGTAGAGCTTCTTCGACTTCGAGAGGATTTCTGCCATTCTTCGGCGGCCTTGGGCCTTAGTCATCTTCCGCATGTCACCACACTCAGGCGTTGGTCAAGTATTGGAACTTGTAATTCAGTTGGATCGGTACAGAGGCGAACGAGAACGCCGGTTGCTGAACAATCGGGTTCGTTGCGCTGCAAGAACCTACGACATTGCCGAGTGCGTCGACGACATAGAAGCCCTGCGTCTCAATCTTGTTGCCGTCGACAGATGTCCCGTACCATTTCACGATCCGGTCGCCCTGGAGCGTATCGCCAATCGAGTTGCCTGTTTGCAGATCCACTAATTCGTTCGTTGCTCCACCAGATGCTGTAACAGTGAAGATACGCGAGACTCCGCGAGCTGTATAGACTGCCACTGCTGCTTCTCTGTCTGCTGCTGTGTTATTCATGCAACGGACGATGTCACCAGCCTTGAGCGTGTATGGTTGGCATAGTGCTGGCTGTC